GCAGTACCACTTCGTTAACGAGTGTTGAGACGACGGATTACGTCGAAACTGCAACTATCGCGTCTGTCACGACAATCTCAGTACAGGTCGAAACATACCCAACTCCACCAGCATTTATAACCCCGTTATTGGTGACACTTGGTAGGGGTGACCGTCTACACAATCTAATCCTTAATCCCGATTATGTGATAACAGGTGTTGTTTATACGGATTCAGCGGTCGTTGCTTCCGTCACCAGTGTTCAGAGTTCTGAGAATACTGATTGGTTAGATACCTCTGGAAGCATCAATGGCACGTCATCCATAACAAGTACTGAAACCTCACAATATGTTGAAAGTGCTACAATCGCGTGTACCACTAGTATAACTAGCGTCGAAACGACTGATTATGTCGAGACTTCGACGATCTCATCAATCACGACGCTTACAGTACAGGTTGAAACATATCCAACACCACCGGCGTCAGTAACTCCGTTACTCATAAAGATCGCTGGCAAGGGTGTTAGACTCCATAACCTGATCCTCAATCCGGCCGACTCTGTTAGAGTCAATTACACGGATTCATCGACTGTTGCTGGAATAACGAGCATACAGTCTAGTGAGAATACTGACTTCCTTGATACATCTGGGACGGTTCAGGGTACTTCGTCCATAACATCAACAGAAACTGCTCAATTCGTTGAGAGCGCAACAGTCGCTGGTGTTACCTCAATCAGCACGACTGATACGGCACAGTATGTTGATAGCGCCACTGGTGCGACTATTACAGTAGTCACTTCCGCAGACGTTGCTGCATACGTAGACTCTGCGACTGTTTCAAGTGTAACGAGTATAACCAGTGTCGATACGGCAGACTATGTAGAAACTGCTACGATCGCCGGCGTTACAACTGTAACTACCGCCGATCAGTACATTCCATTCACTACTGCACCGCTCACTATCACACCGCAGCCTCTCTTAATTGCGCTCGCACGTCACGGCTTACTCCACAATAATCGGCTTAATCCAGCAGATTCGGTCAGAGTCAATTACGTAGATTCTGCTACCATCACGTCGGTTACTGCGACTACTAGCACAGAAACTGGTGATTGGGTTGATACTGCTGGAACGATTAGTGGCACATCAACTGTCACAAGCACAGAAACTGCTCAATACGTTGACCCTGCGACCGTTGCGTCCACAACATCTCTCAGCACCACTGAGACGAGTACCTACGTTGACCAGAATATTGGCGCTACTGTAACAGTCGTCATTAGCACAGAAACTACTGATTATGTAGAAACCGCATTGGTCACAAGTATTACGTCGTTGCAGAGCAACGAGCAGTACGCGCCACTAGGCATAATTACTCAATTTGCACCAATACCACTACTCATCAAATTTGGTCATGGCACCAAACTTCACAACAATCGACTTACGTTTGCTGACTCGGTTAGAGTCAATTATGTTGAGAGTGCAACAATCTCAACATCGACTAGTCCGACTAGTACTGAGACAACTGACTTTGTTGATGGTGTCCCTGCTGCTTGCAAGACCACCATTACATTCACGGAGATTCCCAGTGGGACCGACTCACTAACAGTCAATGGCACAACAACCCTCACATCGACAGAAACCGCACAGTATGTCGAGTCTGGGCTACTTCGCACAGTTACATCAGTTTTCTCGTTTGAAGATTACACACCAATCATTACTGCGTACTCTGACTTATACATAATTGGAGCACAATCTCGTTGGGCAATTACCGAAGCTATGCCACGGTGGAGTATTAGTTCCACTAGACAGCGTTGGCAGCTAATGGCACATTCGCCTCGTTGGGCTGTGCAAGGTGTTAAAAGGAGATGGGCCGGATGGTCACACTAAACGTAGGTACTAAAGAGTTAATGTCAATTGATCTTGCTGATCGTATTCAGGGGATTAGCGACATATCCCCGTATGTCGTCCAGGCGTGCATCAAGTCGGAAGATGAGTTAACCACGCCACAGGCATACTCCAATGTAGCCAACAAAGTTCTCATGCGCGTTGACGTGTTAATAGACACGACTGTTGGATTGTGGTCAGAGGGCACGTACAAGTTATACCTCAAAATTACGATAGCCCCCGAGGTTGTAATACTCGGACCCGTTGAGTTTGGCCTGAGTTAATATGCCCAGAGTAGAACCCAACATAAGTCGTGAAGCTCTGTTTGAGCAGATTGAGTACGAACCTCACTCAGAAGAACAGTGGGATATCCACCGTTCGGATGCTAGATTCCGTGTGCCTTGTTGTGGACGTAGATGGGGTAAGTCCACTTGGGCAGGGCATGAGGGCACACTTAAGATGTTCGTGCCTGATAGTGTAAACTGGGTAGTTGGTCCTGACTATGGACTCGGTGAGAAAGAGTTTCGCATTGTGTGGAACGACTTTCGTAAGCTCGGTTTAATGAAGTACTGCAACAAATCTTATAACGTGAAGCAGGGTAATATGCGGATTCATTTCAAGGAACTGAACTCGCTCATTGAAGTCAAGTCTGCTGAAAGACCCGATAGCCTCGTTGGTGAAGGACTCGACCATGTAATCATGTCAGAAGCAGCAAAACACAAGATGAGTACGTGGCAAATGTATATCCAGCCTGCTCTTACGGACAAACGAGGTTCGGCAGACTTCCCCTCTACGCCACAAGGCTTCAACTGGTACGAGGGACTCTATCAACTTGGGCAAAGTGACGACCAGCAGTTAGTTGAATATGCATCATGGAGATTGCCCACGTGGACTAATGCAGCAATCTTCCCTGGTGGGTTTGATCCCAACTGCATCAATATACTTGAAGGGCACCACTACACCAATCATCCATGTACGTGTGATCTTGAGTTAGTCACGACATTCAACACAGTTAGTTATATGTACTGGTTGCAGGAGTATGCAGCCGAGTTCACAGCCTTTGAAGGACTCATATATCCAGAGTTCCAAGAGCGCACACACGTTCGAGAGTTTGCATTTAACCCCTCTTGGAAGAACTGGTGGGCATTGGACTTTGGATACAATGATCCTTTTATCTGCTTAGATATAATGATCGACTCAAGCGATCGTGTCTACGTTTGGCGTGAGTATGTTGTTAGTTACAAGTCAACTGGTGATCATGGTATTATTCTCAAGAACAGGGATAACCCCGATGGGTTCCACGTTGATGCAATTGCTGCCGATCCAAAGGGTGCAGACGAGATTGCAACTCTTGCATGGATTCTAGGTTCTATATCGCACAACAGTGTTGGCGTTACTATGGGTTGTGAGGCTATTAAGCGTGCAATGAAGATACGCGATGATGGATTACCGGGGTTAGTTATTCATCCTCGATGTGTTAATACGATCAAGAGTCTTAAGACGATTCATTCAAAAGAGGGTGCTCCGGGGTACGAAATAGGTCGTGGTCAATTCGATCATCCGGCTGATGCACTTAGATACTTCTTCAATGAGTATTTCGTGATGGGCGGCAACTTTAACCTAGCCCAAGTGTATGCTGGCTATGGTGGAAGTGAGGCAGCCGGGTTCTTCCGGTATTACAACCAGACGGTACAAAACAGTAGGTAACATAAGTGGCTTCCTTCCCAAAACTCCGTAAGTCCAAGAGTACACCTGCCCGTCAGAATACGGGTACGTCATACGTGACGCCTAATGCGACAGGTGTAAAGCCTCCTGACTTGAAAGAGATTGGTAGCTCACAGAGTGCTACCATTGTCGATCCTGTACCCGATGTAGGCAATAAGTCTACAGCGGTACGTACCTATCTTAAGATGGTTAGGGACGACGCCTCGGTTCGGGTTAGTTTACGAGCAGGGAAGGCTCCGGTACTTGGAGCGGAGTATTACGTTCAACCATTTAGTAAGGACCCGCTCGATGTATCCATAGCTGAGTTTGTCGAGTTTAACCTGTTCCACGGCATGACTATAACGTGGATCAAGTTTCTTGAACAGGCTCTTACTATGTACGAGGCTGAGAAGTCAGTATTTGAACCAGTGTGGGAACTGCGTGAATGGGCACCTAAGAAGTCATCTGCTGGTGCTAATCGCAAGCAATACACTATGTTGCGTAAGCTCGCATTCCGGCCACCGCTCACACTCGGGAAAGTCACGTATGACGATAATGGTGGCCCGGTGTCTATAGCACACACAGCCATTGGTGCTACTGGCAACAGTACACAGGTTGACCTGCCAATTGAGAAGCTGCTTGTATTCACATTCGATCAGCAGGGCGGCGGGCTTGAGGGTATGTCCATACTCAGATCTGCCTACAAGCATTGGTTCTACAAGGATAAGTTCTATGCTATTGATGCTATTCAGAAGGAGCATCACGGCATAGGTGTGCCATACGTTAAGGTGATGCCTGGTGCAGCGCCAGCAGATATTGAGTTGGCTCACATCATGGCGCGCAACCTTCGCACAAACGAGTTTGCCTATATAGTCGCACCAAGCACGTTAGAGGTTGGATTCGCTGAGATTAAGAACAACCTTGTTAACGTACTTGAGAGTGCTGACCACCACGATATTCAGATTATGAAGAACATCATGGTGCAGTTCCTTAATATGGGCGTTACGTCAGAAGGTGGAGGTAGAGCCACTGGCGCAACAGGCATGGATATGTTCCTTAAGGCTATGCGACACATAGCTGGGACTATCTGCGACGGAATCAATATGTATCTGATTCCTAATATGGTTGCCTACAACTTCCCGACAGATAGATTTCCCACGCTCTGTGCAAGGGGTGTCGGAGAAGTCAAGGATATGCAGATGTTCTCGTCTGCAATTAATAACTTGGTTACGTCCGGTGCGATCCAGATAGATGAATACTTCGACACGTGGGTTAGGCAGCAGATCGATGCGCCAGCACTTGTCGCTGATTGGATTCCTCCCGACGAAAGGCCCACAAAGGTGCAGGAACTCATACAAGAGACTGGTGATCCCACTAAGATTGAAAGTGGCGTCGCTGGTGGTAATGGCAATCAGGCAGATAATAACCAAAAGAGCAATAATGGTGGAGGCGGTAACATAGGCAAATCACCTAGCTCTGGTGCATGATGGGTGTAGCTCAACTTCACACTTATACACTTACAGAAATTGATGAACAATTAACCGTGATTGTCAACATTATCAAGTTCAGTAAAAACCGCAATAAAGTTCACTGTTTTAAACAAGCCGACAAATGGTTAGATCGCAGAAACGAGGTGGTGAGTAGAACTAATGGATGAACAGTCTCTTAAAGGTTATTTGCATGATATCGCTAAAGAGTTCTCTGACACCGAATGGGTGGACGGGAATCGTAAGTGGGTTCAGTTATATCCGTATGGTTCGTGGACTCACCCACTCTTTAGCGATACTACCATTGACAAGGTTGTTGCCGATAAGCTCGTCAAGAACTTTGACGACAAGGTTGTCGGACGTGAGTTAGTGGTTGAATACGATCACGGTCTTGACAAGGCAAAGGGCGGTAAAGCTGCTGGCGTTGTTGTCAAGCAGGAAGCCCGCGAGGATGGATTGTACGGGTTAGTGGAGTTCAATGAAGTTGCTAAGACTGAGATTGATAATGGCGAATGGCGTTATATGTCCAACTCTCACTACGACAGTTGGACCAATCCTCAGACTCAGGAAACTCATGAGTTTGTACCCGAGAATCCCTCTCTTACTAATAGGCCGTATGTTCGTGGTATGAGTCCTATTAACTTTTCTGAGATCGTGATGGAACACGGTATTGAGGATGGTGATGTTACCATTACTAAGGAAGAATACGACAAGTTAATTGATCCTGGTAACGTACATAAAGGTGGTGAACAAGTAGTGGATGATGCAGAGTTCCAGAAGGCTCTCCGTGAGAAGTTGGGCCTGGGTGATGATGTTGATTTAATGGCACACATCGCGGGTATCAATGATGAGGTTGGCCCGCTTCGTGAGCTTAAGAAGGAGCATAGCGAGCGCAAGGCATTCAGCGATATTTATCCTGAGCAGGCTGCTGAGTTGGAGCGTCTCCGTATTAGTGAGCGCGAGAACTTCGCAAAGCAGTTCAGTGATAATCTTGCTACTGCTCGTGTTGTTCGTAAGTCTAAGACTGAGGGTAGTGACGAGGTTGTTTCTACTCCGACTGGTCTTGGTTTTAGTGCCCTCGTCCTCGACAAGATTCGTGATGAGGTTAAGGCGTTCAGTGATGGTAAGGCTACTCTTGAGGGATTCAAGGGTGTTCTTGATTCTATCACCGATGATGGCATCGTTGATTATGGTGTGCATGGTAGTGAGCGCACCGTTGATGTTGATGATGAGGTTAATCGGACTGCACCCAAGGACTTTTCGGATGCACGTAAGCAGTTTAGTGATATCGTGTTCAAGATTCAGGAAGATGAT